GAAGGACGCATCGGGCGCGCCGCTGGCGGGCCTCGAACCCGGCTCGATGGTGAAGCTGCTGCCGGGGGAGGACGTGAAGTTTTCGGAGCCCGGCGATGTCGGCGGCATGTATTCGGAGTTCATGCGGGTCCAGTTGCGCGCGATTGCGGCCGGGTTGGGGATCACCTATGAGCAACTGACCGGGGATCTCGAACGCGTCAACTACTCCTCGATCCGCGCCGGGCTGCTGGAGTTTCGCCGCCGCTGTGAGCAGTTTCAGCACCAGGTGATGGTGTTTCAGTTCTGCCGCCCGGTGTGGCGGGCCTGGATCGAAGCCTCCGTGCTGGCCGGCGTGATCAGCGCGCGGGACTACCGGCAGAACCGCGAAGCTTATCTCGACGTCGAGTGGCGCCCACCGTCCTGGGCTTGGGTCGACCCGCTGAAGGACATGAACGCCGAGGTCGTGGCGGTGCGCGCCGGCTTCAAGCCCCGTAGCGCCGTGATCAACGACATGGGCTACGACGAGGAAGACACCGATCGCCAGGCGGCCGCCGACAATGCCCGTGCCGATGCGCTGGGGCTGACCTTCGATTCCGATCCCCGGAAGACGAACTCCAGCGGCCAACGGAAGGCGGAGAGCGAGGAAACGCCGCCGCCCGCGGAGCCTGGAAAGGAGCCAAATCCGAAATCATGAAGAATCTTTCACATCTCGCCGCGCGTGTGTTCAACACGCCCCTCATGATCGATCAGCAGAAGTTGACGGTCGTGCTCTCCGCCCTGGCGCCCCGGCTTGGGGTGGAGCCCCCGATGGTCGACGCGGCCCTGCTGGCCGAACAGCGCAGCCGCCGGTCCTATGCGGTCACCGAGAGCGGTGTCGCTGTCATCGAGGTCTCCGGCAGCCTGGTGAACCGCGCCTCCGGCATGGACGCCCAATCGGGCCTCACCTCCTACGAGCAGTTGTCGAACGAGGTGATCGAGGCGGCCACCGACCCCGCCGCGCGCGGCATCCTGCTGCGCGTCGACAGCTACGGCGGGGAGGCCGATGGCGCATTCGATCTCGCCGCGCTGATCGAGGAGGCGGGCAAGATCAAACCCGTCTGGGCCAGTGCCGACAGCCTGGCGCTCAGTGCCGGGTACCTGATCGCCTCGGCAGCCTCCCAGGTGTGGCTCACCCAGACCGCGCAGGTCGGCTCGGTCGGCGTCATCGCCATGCACTTGGACCAGAGCCAGGCGGACCAGGCGCAGGGCATCAAGTACACCACTGTCTTCGCCGGGGACCGCAAGAACGATTTCAATCCGCACGAGCCACTGTCCGACGATGCTCACGACGTGCTCCGCACGGATGTGGATTTGCTCTATGCCCGGTTCGTCGAGGCCGTCGCCCGCCAGCGAGGCGTTAGCGCCCAAGCCGTGCGCCGGTCGCAGGCTGGCATCTTCCGCGGCGCTGACGCCGTGGCCATCGGCTTCGCGGATCGCGTCGGCACCTTTCATCAGGCCCTCGCCGCAATGTCCGCACCATTTCAATCCACGACTGGAGGTAAGCCCATGTCCGAACCCATGCAGGTGGCCACCGCGCCGCCCGCCATCCCTAATCCGGATCTCGCCGCCCTCGAAGCCGATGCCCACAAGCGCGGCTACGACGAAGCTGCCGAGATCGTCGAACTGTGTCATCTGGCGGGCCGCGTCACGCTGGCCAGCGAGTTCATCGCTCGTGGAATCAGTGCTGCCGAGGCCCGCAAGGAACTGCTGGCGCTGCGCGCCGGCGAGGACAGCCAGGTGGACATCCGCTCCCATGTCCTGCCCGAGGCCTCGACGGGTGTGACCCAGAACCTCGACGACAACCCGGTCGTCAAAGCCTGCGCCTCGCTCGGCGCGAAAGGAGGCGTGTAACCCATGCCTGTGCTCAACCAACCGAACCGCCTGGGCGACTGGCTCAAGTGGGAGGAAGTGAATCTGTTCAGCCGCGACGAGGTCGTGCTCGGCGCGGGCAATCTGGTGACCGGCGCGATCCTCGGCCGCAAGGCTCCGGCGGTGACCGTGACGGCGGGCGTCGGCAACACCGGCAACGGCGTGATGGGCACTGTCACGCTCGGCCCCGCCGCGCTGCCCGGCAACTACGTGCTGACCTGCATCACGGAAGCCTCGAATGCCGGCGTGTTCAGTGTCGTGGATCCGCGCGGCCTGCCGCTGCCCAATCTGACCGTCGCTGTGGCTTACTCGGGCGATCACCTCAACATGACGCTCGCCGATGGCGGCGAGGACTTCGACGCGGGCGACACGTTCACCATCAGCGTGGCCACTTCGAACGAGGTCGGCGAATTCAACCCCGCTGCGAGCGATGGCCTGCAGTTTGCCGCCGGTGTGCTCGCTTTCGATACCGACGCCACGGGCGCCGCCGCCCCAGCTGTGGTCATCGCCCGCCAGGCGATCGTACAGCGCAACCTGCTGGTCTGGAAATCCGGTGTCACCGCACCGCAAAAGGCGGTGGCCCTCGCGCAACTCAAGACCCTGGGCATCCTGGCCCGGGAAGGAGCCTAACCCATCATGCCGACGATGAACCCCTTCGCCAATGATGCCTTCAACATGGCCGCGCTCACCTCGGCCATCAACAAGATCCCGAACACCTATGGCCGGCTGGAGCAGTTGAACCTGATGCCGGCCACCGGCGTCCGCACCCGCACGATCCTGATCGAGGAGATGAGCGGCGTGCTGAATCTGCTGCCCACCATGCCGGTGGGTGCGCCCGGCACCCAGGGCACGCAGGGCAAGCGCAAGGTGCGCTCGTTCGTGATCCCCCACATCCCGCACGATGATGCGGTGCTGCCCGAGGAAGTGCAGGGTCTGCGCGCCTTCGGCTCCGAGACCGAGATGGAGGCCCTGGCCGCGCTGTTGGCGCAGAAGCTCCAGAACATGCGGAACAAGCACGCCATCACACTCGAGTACCTGCGCATGGGCGCGCTGAAGGGCGTGATCCTCGACGCCGACGGCTCGGTGCTGTACAACCTGTATGACGAGTTCAGCATCACGCCGAAGACGGTCAACTTCGCCCTCGGCACCGCCGGGACCGAGGTGCTGCTGAAAGTGCTCGAGGTGAAGCGCCACATCGAGGACAACCTCAAGGGCGAGTTCATGACCGGCATCCACTGCCTGTGCTCGCAGGGCTTTTACGACGCCCTCACGACGCACTCGAAGGTGAAGGAAGCCTTCATGTATTTCCAGCGCAACCAGCAGCTGGGCAACGACTACCGTATCGGCTTCACCTTCGGCGGGATCACGTTCGAGGAGTACCGGGGCCAGGCGACCGACGCGGCGGGCACGATCCGGAAGTTCATCGAGGATGACGAGGCCCACTTCTTCCCGCTGGGCACGGCGAATACCTTCCGGACGCACTTCGCGCCGGCGGACTTCAACGAGACGGCGAACACGCTGGGCCTGCCGCTGTACGCCAAGCAGGAAGCGCGGAAGTTCGGGCGCGGCACGGACCTGCACACGCAGTCGAATCCGCTGCCGATCTGCCTGCGGCCCGAGGTGCTGGTCAAGGGGACGAAGTCCTAGCCCATGGACCAGTGGGAGCAACTGACCGGCTCGTTGAACGCCGGAGTGCTCGATGCGTTCGGGCGCCAGGTCACGTACCACGCACAGGCGGGCGGGACGGTGAACATTCGTTCCATCTTCCAGCCCGCCCGCGAGGCGGAGGACTCAGCGCCGGGGGTCTACTCCGTGATCTTCGTCCGGCTGGCGGATCTTCCGGCACCGCCGGCACGGGGCGACGCGGTGGACATCGGCGAAGTCAACTACAAGGTCTTCGACATCGAGGCCGATACCAGCGGCGCCGCCGTTTTGCGGCTCAGAAAGGTGTAGTGATGGCGACCGTTCGGGTTTACCAGAAGCGCCAACTCCGGCTCGACCTGCTGAACTTTAAGCAGCGTCAGATGTACGATCTCGGCACTGCCGGGGTCGACGCCGTAAAGGCTCGGCTTGCGGCCGCGCAGGGCCCCGAGGACTCCGCGGCCAAGCCGCTCACCGTCCGCTACGCCAAATGGAAATCGAGGCAGGGCGGCAGCAACCGCCGCAACCTCACCTTCAGCGGCGATCTCCTACGGAACTTTCAAGTCCGCACCGTGAGTGAAGGACGAGCCAAAGCGAATCTCTCCACCCGCAAGGATCGCATCAAAGGTCGCGCCAACCAGGCCATCCAGCCCTGGATGGTCTTCTCGCCTCTGAACCGGCAGGCTGTGCTGGAGAAGGCGCAGAAGGCCGTGGCGGAGATGAAGTCGAGGCTTCTGATTGAGCGCAAACTCGGGGGCAAGCAACGGTGATCGACCCGGCTGAGTTGATCGAAGGACTGGTCGCCACCCTGCGCGACATCCCGGAGTTGGTGGCTGAAGTATACGGGGACGACCGGCGCATCTACGCCTACCACGACCAGTTCCCGCAGAAATCAAGCCTCCTCGCCGCGATCCACGAAATGCCCGCCCCGGCCATCATGGCCGCCTGGCAGGGCACTCAGCCCGGCAGCTTTGGTGGCATGGACGTCTGGAAGCACAGCGTCACGCTCTACCTGCGCGCCGGGGAAAGTCTGCCGGGCGACCCGCCCACCTTCTACTACCGGCTGTTCCGCCTCATCACGAAGGGCGTGCCAGCCTCTTTGGGGGTGCCGATGCTGAACGCAACGGTCCATCCCTCCTGTTACCCAATGGATCTGCCACTCATTCAGCGGCAGACCGATGCCGAGGGTCTCGATTACTTCGAGGTGCCCCTCACTTTCGCGGAAATCGGTGATGACTGACAAAGTCTGGTTGAAGCGCAACGACGGCTCGGGCGAGCCCCAGGAATTTGAGGCCACGCCGTCCGTCCTGATTCCCCTCATGATCGCTGGCTGGAGCCAGTGTCCGCCCCCGGAGAAACCCACCCATGTCGACGACAAGACTCCAAGAAATCCTGATCGCGTTCGGAAAGCAGAAGCAGACTGACATCGCGACGG